GTTGTTTTTACTACTTAATCAGGTATAAACCCCGACATCTGTTTTAATTATAGTCATAGTTTGATGGGAATGTCCATCACTTTTTTTATTTTATTTGATTATTTTTAAAAATGGCTGTATATATGGCGTATGAATGATTTGGTAAAACAAGATTTACACCAATTAATTGCCTCAAAGCTCCTTGCGGGTGAAAACCCCGACATGATACAAAAGGAATTTAATTGCCCTCTATATGTAATTCATAAGATTATGGGGGGGAATGATTTTTTGGAGCAAGCAAGCTCTTTTTTAGAGAAAAGCCTTAAATTACAAGCACTTACTGCACTGAAAAATATTAGTCATATTGCAGGTGATGATTCCATAAGTGCAGCGACTCGCCTAAAGGCGAATCAATGGATAGCAGAAAAGGCTCTGGAATTTAACGAATTAGGTCATAATGATGACGCTCCAGAGACAATGACGCAAAACCAGCTGGCAAGGCGTTTGAAAGAGCTGCAAAGCGAAGCAGTCAAACGGGCTAGACCTATTGATGCGGGTGTAATAGATCATGATCTCGATGGAATGCTAGGCTAGGCGCGGCTTTCAGGTGCTGTATAAAGGCACTACACACACTTCATATACCATAATACACTCTTTATATGCCATAATACCCGATCCCGACCCCCTGGGGGGGTGCTGGCCCTATGTACGGAAACCCCTGCCCCTCAACTCGATAAAATTTGCAAAAAATGAAAACCACTCTGGAATTTGCAAAAAATGAAAACTACTCTGGAAATAAAAATTCTGCAAAAAATGAAAACTACTCTGGAAATAAAAATTCTGCAAAAAATGAAAACTACTCTGGAAATAAAAATTCTGCAAAAAATGAAAACCACTCTGGAAATAAAAATTCTGCAAAAATCAAAAACACAGGTGGACATTCCCAACATCTGCTGATATGTTCAGAACATCAAAAACATGAGGATTTAAAAATGGGAAAGAATAATTTCAAGGTGATAAATATCAGAGTTATATATGGTTTATTAAATCAGCGAGTAAACTTCTTGAGAAAGAATGATTGGCCTAAGTCAAAATGGATTTTTTTCTGCGAGGAAATGCTGAAGCTCGGTTTTATTGTTAAACTTTACGAGGCTCGTCAGACAAAATTAAAATATTGTATTATCGTGCGTGATAATGATCATCGGAAATTTAAGGTTTGTTTCTCTGATCATAAACCAATCAAGCGTCGAGAGCTTAATGAGGATTGTGATTTTTTTGTTGGTATGACACATACTGGTGTGAGAAATACCAATGATGCAATCAATGCAGTATGCAAGCACTTTGGTGTTGATAGGAATAAACCATTCAAAAATGACAAGGTGAAATATATTACAGATTTCATAAGTGACGATCCACCGTGGCATGAGTGACACAGATTAAACACTTGCCCCAACGGGCCGAATAATGTAAATTTATTTGAAGGCAGGGAATTACCGTTCGCCACGGGGAATGTTGACGAAAACGGTAGTTCACATGGCAGATCCAACAATATATTCACCATCATATGACTTTACGGCATTTCAAGTTTCCAACCCGACCACGCCATTACCGGCTGATAAGGTCGAGATTGAGCTTAATGCTATAGAAGCGACCACTGGTGAGATCATTACGAACCTCACAATGATCCAAAGATCAGATGGTGCGTTGAAGAACGGCATTGTTGGCCTTGATGCTCTTGATCCGGCTGTTTTGATGACGGTTGGTATCGGTGATATTTCTGAGGACATTGAAACTGTTGCAGCTATTACTGGTGATATTAGTATTGTTGCCGGTATTTCGACTGATGTTAGTGCCGTTGCAGCTATATCGGCTGATGTGACGATTGTTGCTGAAAATATCGCAACATTGAGTGAGGACATTGATAGTGTTCTGGAAATTGCATCTGATGTTGCTGCTGTGGCGAATGTTGCCGGTAGTATTCCGGCTGTTGCTGCTGTTTCTCTTGATATCCCAATTGTTGCCGATATTGCCGATGATATTTCGGCTGTTGCTGCCATTGCAGATGATGTTGCTAATGCTGAAGAAAATGCAGCTATAGCAGCAAATGCGGCTGCTTCTTTAAAAGGCACATCGACGACAACGGCTCTTATCCAAGAGGCGACTATTGTATTTACAACACAGTCTTCGCGCCAGTTCCAGGTTGGTCAATTTGTGCAAATCGTGTCTGACACAGCACCCCTTGTTGATTGGATGTTTGGTCAGGTTACAGCCTATTCAGGTACACTTCTAACAGTCGAAGTTACGATGATTTCGGGTGGTGGAACACACTCGGACTGGTCGATTTATGTTTCTGCTGCGGCAGGTCCAGCCGGTGCAAACGGTCGTACTCTGACAAAAGACAGTGTTCAGACATTTATTGATATTTCCGCTGGCAGTGGTGAGATGAGTGTCATTGTTCCGTTCAATTGTACGGTGGAATCCATCACTGTTGTTGCGGATGTGACCGGTGAAGTCACTCTTGATATATCATCGACCACATTGGAGGATTATCCTAATGATTTTGATTTGGTCACTGATGCGAGCATCACCTTTGATGATCTCAAGTATCAGGAAATCATTTTTGATGGAACAATAACAGAGCTTGCAAAAGATGCCATATTGAAATTTGAAGCAAGCAGTGTTGAAAATGCAGCAAAGTTGTTTGTGTCGGTGAACATTATTCGTTATTCCGATATTGTGCCTCTTGAAGATGGTGAGGCCATTGTATTGCTTGGTGACAGCTTGTTCGATGTATATTTTGATGCCGGTACGAACCAGGCTGCACTTGCTGCGGCTGCTGCAACATACTTCCCGAATGCACAATTCTATGATTTTGCTCATGGTGGGTGGAAACTGGTGTCATCAGATGGCACGAATGCATTCTGGGATAAAACTGATGATCAGGTTTCAACATGGTATGAGGGTGTTCAATCAACCTATTCCTCAATTGAGCCTCGCGTGGCGGTTATTTCGCTTCTAACCAATGATGTTGGTGGATCTGAAGATTCTGCTGACCTTGTTTCTTATTATGAGGGTTTAATTACCCAGTTGTGTTCTGACTATTCATCCATTGAGCATATTATTGTTCGAATACTTGGTCGCCATATCACAAATAATAATTATGATTTTGATAAATTTAGAGATGTTCAATGGCAGGTTGTCATGAATAACACATCCGGTAAAATTAAGGGTGTGAGCGAGATATATCATCTCCCGATCAACGATGGTGGTAATGTTCACCCAAATACAGAAGGTTTTGCTCAAGCAGCCGATGAGCTTTGTGCTCAAATCCACTCATTGCTGGCGTTCGGTACAATGGCTGGTCTTCGCGGCCCGATCATTGCTGATGTTCAGGTGAGTGGCACAACACCGAATAAAATTAACCTGACACTTGATACAGATGGTGCGGAAACAGTAATTATACCATCGGGTGCGGCTGATATGTTCCGTATAGGGATCACAGAAAACGCTGTTCAGAAATTGATCACACCTATTTCGTGTCTGAAGACATCGAACACACAAATCGAGCTACAATTACCGTCAAGGCTTCAAGGCACTGCGCCTGAACTATGGTATGGATACCAAACAATATATGGGCTGGATGATCTAAACCCACCGGTTATTAAGTCGAACCAGGTTCCACTTCTTCTACCGCTGAGATTGTCGAGAGATGATTTTAGCCTTCCAGCCAGTGATGATGAAGTGAAAAAAATTACAGGTCTTGAATGGGATTGTAATCCACAAGAACAAGATTATGTTTTCAAGGCTGATACACTGACCAATCAGATTGACAGCATTGGTTCGATCAATGGTCGCAGGTGGAATAACGTAAACGCAGATATGAACCCTGTGATTGTTGACAATGCTGCAAACGGTCGAAGAGGGTTAAAATCTGTTGCAGGATCACATCTTAGGCCGGATGCAAACACTCAAACTGGCGCGGTTCGAGGTGTTATTATTGCTGGTCAGGCACCAGGCACGACCGGTGGTGGCTCGATCCTTACCAGTTTTGGTATTAATAGTACCCCTAACTTACAGGCTGGCTTCCAAATGTCCAATTCGGGTAGTGGAACACTTCTCTGGTCACGAAACGGCAGTAATGCCTTCCATACCATTAAAACGGGTTTCTGGAATGAGGATTTCATCCTTGCAGCAATCTTTGATGTGTCAAATAATGTGACAATTTATTATAATGACCCGACAACACCTGTGATTAACGGTTTACCGGCACTTTCGACATATGAAACATGTAATAATTTACAATTGTTCGGAAGTTCAACATCGAATGGTGTGCCTGATTTCACAATCTTACGCGCAGCATCATGGAATGGTGCACTGAGTGGCACAACGGTTGCCGATCTATTCACTCAGTTCAACACAGACTATGGTTTTGGTCTATCCTGGTAATGAATGATAGAGGAGTCACAATGAGTGATCACAAGCAGTCTTCGGAATATGTAGTGGGTGGTTGGCACCTAAGAAAAGAAGTGACAATAAGCCAAATCGTAACCCTTGCTTCATTATTGGTGGCCGGTATTTGGTGGTCTGCGACTACGGATGCAAGAATTGAACAGAATGCTGCATACTCTGCGGCAGAAGATCGACGGATAGAGCAGAAGAATGATCTCATTGTTAATGCTATGAACGGTCGTTTTGACAGATATCAACAAACCGTAAAAGAGGCACTTGGTGAAATTAAGGGTGGTATCAAGGATATAAATGACAAGATGGATCGGAAGGCCGATAAGTAATGTTGGGATTTAAGCAGGTCAAAGACGACCCTTTATATAATCGGAGAAGATGGATGGTGTTTATGACCATTTATGCTATAGTCTGGGGTTTCGTAATTTTGATTTGCGACATGGTATGGGGGTTAGATGTTTCAAAAGTTATTGCATATCTTGGGTTTATTTCCACCCTCTCAGGCGCAGGGTTATTCGCCTATTTCAAAGAAGCAGCTAAGGATAAAAATAATGAAGGGTCAAACAACGACACGTGAAGTCGATAAAATAATCGTCCATTGCTCTGACACATATGCGAGAATGGATGTTGGTGCGGATACAATCCATAAATGGCATGTCGATGAGCGCGGTTGGTTAGACATCGGGTATCATTTCATCATCAAACGCGACGGAACCATCCAAACGGGCCGAGATCTCGATAAAGACGGTGATATTTATGAGGAAGTTGGTGCACATGTTGCTGGTTGGAATAAACATTCAATCGGTATCTGTATGGTGGGTGGAAGAGGTGATGACGATAAACCTGTCAATAATTTCACAGATACGCAGTTCAGATCTTTGTTGAACCTCATTCGTATCATCAGAGCAGATTATAAAACGGCAACAATACATGGTCATAATGAGTTTGCAGCGAAAGCGTGTCCTTCTTTCGATGTTCAGGCTTGGTTAGAAGGTGTGAGCCTATGATGATTTTTACACATGTGAAAGCAGGTTGGAATTTCATACCGCCAAACATAAAAGTTTGGATTTACATTGGTTTACTTGTGTTGTGGCTTGGTTCCTATGCTTTTGTTTTTTACAAGGGTGCGGAATGGAAGGAACAAAACATAGAGGCAAAGACGATAGAAAAAACAATAACTGTGAGGGAAAAGCAAAATGCGATACGTGATAATCGTCCTTCTGTTCAGCGTAGTGCTGACCGGATGCGAAACAATTCGTTCTGATGCTTTAACTGCACCGGATGTTATAAATTATCCCCAGGAGGTTCTTGATAAAGCGGCTTTTGAAATGGAGAGTGGTGTTGCACCAACGCTGAGTGAGCTTGTTGTTGATTATGGTGTCATGCGAGATCAATCACGCGCTCTCAAGGGTGAGAAAATAAATATTAAACGATGAGTGATTTATCCCATTTAAGTAGTGACCACATTGAGAAGGAAATTCTCTTCACTCATCGTCAATTCATGATCAATGAGGCGAAGGATAAGATGCTGGATTATTGTCATCTTATGATGCCCGATAATGAGGCACCGGAAGATAGCCGAAAATCTGAATATCAGAAATCCGGTCATGCTAAAATGCTCTGTGATATTGTTGAGCGTTTCGAGAGTGGTAAGTCAAAACGTGTAGCAGTTTCTATTCCCCCTCAACATGGTAAAACGATTCATTTATCTCAAATCGGGTTGTCATGGATATGGGGTAAAAATCCGCGCAAGAATATACTGGTTGTGACATATAACCAAACACGCGCCGATGAGCTTGGTCATGAATTCAGGCAGATGGTGAAAGATAAACCAGCCTTCCGTCAGGTTTTCCCTGAAGTTGAATTTCAATCTGATGCAAAATCCAAATCTTTCATGCAGAATAAATCCGGTGGTAAAATATTCTTTATCGGTGTCGGTGGTACGATTACCGGTCGTACAGCAGATTTCATTATCATTGATGACCCCTTCAAGGGTGATGATGATGAGTTCACTTCGACCCACCTTGAAAAGATCTGGTCGTGGTTTTACAAGGTCGCATATTCACGTGCATCAAATCGCACGAAGATCTGTGTAATTCATACAAGATGGAATGAGGATGATCTCATCGGTCGTCTTTGCGATCCAACACACACCGAGCGCGACAAACGATTTAAAGGCATTGCGGATGATTGGGAATTTATGAATATCCCCGGTGTCATTCGTGATGACAGGCTGGCGAAAGCACTTGGTTTAAATCTGATAAAGCCATTGAATAAGAAGGTGATCGAGCAGTTCGGCACAGCACCGTGTACAGCCCTTTGGCCTCAAGAAAAATCACTCGAATTCTTTGCACAATGGAAGCGTGGCGATCCACGTTCCTTTTCCGCACTGGTTATGGGTGCACCATCACCCGAAGACGGTATGTATTTCACCGATAGTATGATCCAGACATATATGCCAAATGAATTACCGGCAAACTTGAAAATATACAGTGCATCTGATCATGCTGTTAGTCAGAAACAGCAACGGGATAAAACTGTGATTGGTGCCGTTGGTGTTGATGAGAATGATGACATTTATATTTTACCTGACCTGTGTTGGGATCAAATGGAGACTGACAGGACAGTTGAAGAGCTACTAGCAATGTTTAGGAACCATAGACCATCTTGTCACTGGCTTGAGAGTGAATTGATTTCTAAATCTTTCGGCCCATTCTTACGCAAGAGAATGATTGAAGAGCGTATTTATACACTCATTGATCCGGTCACACCGTCAAAAGACAAGATGACAAGAGCACGATCCATACAGGGTCGCATGTCGATGCAAAAGGTGTTCTTCCCTGCATTCGCACCGTGGTTTCAAGATGCAAAAAATCAATTGTTAAAATTCCCGTATGCAGCGAATGATGACTTCGTTGACTGGTTGGCATGGATTGGGTTAGGATTAGTCAAAGAGCTTGCAGCTACTTCTTACCGTCCACCTAAAAACAATGCGCCGAAAACTGGCACTGCGGCTTGGGTCATACACACAAGTGAGCAGCAAAAGCAAAAAGAGAACCATAGTAAAGGATGGTAGTAATGTCGGATTTATCACTCGAATATATGATGGATGGTGAAGTGCCTGAGAAGAGTGGTGTTCAGCGTGACGAACCAACACTTGATGAGGGTGTTCGTCAGTCTGTATCAAAATGGCAGAAGAAAATTCTGGCATCCAAGGGGTTTTTTTCTAAGGATTTTAAGCGGATGCGCGAGGACATGGAAATAGCGCGGATGGGTGCGTCTAAAGAATGGGTTGAGGCCGGTAATTATACTGTTCCAATTGTCAATCGTTATCTCAACCAGGCTGTTGCCTCACTCTATGCTAAAAACCCGACAGCAACGGCTGAAAAGCGCAGGACACTGGATTATAAGTTATGGGATGGCAAACCCGACACAGCACAGGCTGCTCTTCAGAATGCAATGATGGGTGATCCGAGTGCAATGGCTCTTGTTCAAGATATTGAGGCTGGTCGTCAAAAACACGAGATGTTGGGTAAAATTGGTCAAACACTGGAAATATTGTTCGATTATTATGCTAATGAGCAAAAACCACGATTGAAGCCGTTGATGAAATCATTTGTTCGTCGCGCCAAAACATGTTCGGTCGCATATTTAATGCTTGGTTTTCAGCGTGAATATGCAGAGCTTACACCCGACGACACATCAAAACTTGAAGATTCAAGAGATAGACTCGGTGAGCTTCAGCGTCGGATGCAGGATATGGTTGACGGTGAGATCCTTGATTGTGACCAGGATGGGGTCTATGAGCTTGAAACACTGGTTAGAGATCTTGAGGATAAGCGGAACATTATTCTTCGTGAGGGTCCGAAGTTCATGTTCCCTCGCGCAACAGAAATGATTGTTGACCCGCGCTGTACTCAGTTAATGGGTTTCATTGGTGCCGGATGGGTGGCGCGTGAATTTCACAAATCACCAGATGAGATTAAGAAGATATACCAGGTTGAAATCAAAAGGGGATATACCCCATATCGTCAAAACGGTCAAGGTGAACTGGCTGAATATCATCGTAGAAGTGAGAGTGATGATGACGATAAAACAGCCAGAGATGGTGGTATGGTTTGTGTATGGGAAGTCTACAATAAAGAACTCGGTCAAACATTCACTATTGCTGACGGGTATCCTGGTTTCTTAATTGAGCCAAAAGAACCTGATTACTGGATGGAAGGCTTCTGGCCTGTCTTCGCAATCACATTCAACGATGTCGAGAGTGAAGATCAACTTTATCCACCCTCAGATGTCCATATGCTCAAACATGTTCAGGCTGAATACAATCGCGCTCGTGAATATCGTAGATTACATCGTGAAGCGAATAAACCAAAATATGCGGCTGTCAAAGGCCGGTTGTCTGAACCTGATAAAGATAAGTTATCAAACGCACCGGCACATGCTGTCATCGAGTTTGAAAGCATGGGTCAGGGTGAAAAAGTTGCGGATCTAATACAGCGTTTCGAGAGTGTACCCATTGATCCGGCATTGTATGAAACCAATTCCGAGATGGAAGACACACTTCGGATTGTTGGTGCTCAAGAGGCCAACCTAGGTGGCACCAGTGGTGCAACAGCGACAGAGAGTTCCATTGCTGAAGGTGGTCGCATGACATCCCTTTCATCCAATGTTGATGATCTGGATGAATTCCTATCAGATGTCTTTGGTGCACTTGGTCAGCTTTTGATCATGGAGTTGTCACCTGAAACAGTAATGGAAGTTGTCGGTGAAGGTGCAATTTGGCCTGAGCTTGACAGAGAACAAGTGTGTAAACAAATAATGCTCAAGGTACGGGCCGGATCATCTGGTAGACCCAATAAAGCGGCTGAGTTGGCAAATATGGAACGTGGAATGCCTTATCTGCTTCAGCTTCCAGGTGTTAATCCATATCCTCTTGGACAGCGTTATGCTGATCTATTGGAAATTAATCTTGATGAGATCATTATCGAGGGTATGCCTTCTATTCAGGCAATGAATGCTCAAATAGGGAGTATGCAAGGTGATGCTGCTTCAGCAAATGGGGATGCACAGGCCCAAGGGCAAGAGGGTGCCATGAACCAGCAATCGACTGTTCAAAATGAACCTGGTGCTCAACCATCGTATCAACAGCCTATAGACAATATGCAATAATCCCTTGACTTATATGTCGGGGTTTGAGACTATAATGATACTAGCGTTGTGAAACGCCGGAAACAATTGAAGCGGTGGTAACAGCCACCTTCGGGTAACGTGCACAAAACCGCTTCTTTTTTCCTTTAAATGGAGGCTAAGATATGGTTTCGCCAACCAACGAAGAAGAGTTAAAAAATAAGGACCAGCAACGCCAAGAGGATTCGTCCACTCTTGATTCGGACCAGGAAGATCAGGATTCGTCCAATCCAAGTAAGTCGGAAGATGAACCGTCTACGTTTGATGTCGTTATGGAGGCAATCGGGCAAGATGGAGAAGATGAAGACGAAGATAGTTTAGATGACGATAAATCTAAATCAGATGAGGATGATAAAAAGTCCGAAGATGAGGAAGATGGAAGTATATCTGATGACGAATTTGAGGATTTCTCACCTGAAGAACGTACCCAATTAAAAAAGGCAACGGCTGAAAGATTTGATAAACTCAAAGGTTTGTATCGCGAGAGTAAAGATAAGGTAACTGATCTTTCAACTCAACTGGAACAAGCCACTGTCGAAGCTGGACATTATAAGCAGTTTGTAAGTTTCCTTGATGAAAATAGACTTTCACAAGATGAAGCAAACCAATTGTTCCATGTCGGTGCAATGATGAAGAATGACCCTATTAAGGCTCTCGAAATCATGACACCATACTATAATGAGCTTCTGCGGGCCACTGGTAACGTGTTACCACGTGATCTACATGAGCAAGTCACACAGGGGTATATTACAAAAGCACATGCTTTGGAATTATCCCGCCTTAGAGCTACCGGTCACACTAACAGGACCATTAGTAACGAGAAACAGACTCACCAGCACCAACGCGAACAGAGATCGTCAGCAGAGAATGTTGCTTCAATGCAATCTGCAATAGTAGATTGGGAAAAGCAATGGTCTTCATCCGACCCTGACTATTCATATAAAAAAGATCGTGTTCTTGATCGCGTTGAGTTGTTATTGGTACGGGCGAAAAAGGCTGGACAATTACCTAAAACGGTTGACGAAGCAACGAATCTGGCAAATCGAGCTAAGAGTGAAATCGAAGCAGATTTGAAACAGTTCAAGCCTCGCAAACAAATTAAAACCGTCGATGGTGGTAGTTCATCTACAAATCTCCCCGAACCCAAAAATACCAGAGATGTGATGATGAGAGCACTTAACCAATAATGCTAAGGAGCACATCAGATGGCATTTACTATTCAAGAGATTGAGAACCTGGCTAACGTCACCCTTGATCATCACCTGGACCGCGGTAAGATTTATTCTCAAACGATCCAAGACAAACCACTTTTGAAAAAATTTGATCAGAAAGCGAAGACTTTTCCTGCCGGTAAAGAATTCCTGACTGTTCGGGTTAAAGGTGAGTACACAACTACTATTCAGGGCTTTAGCCATGATGACACAGTTGGTTACAGCAATCCTGCTAACGTGAAAATGGCGGTATTCCCTTACAAGCGTATCCACGCTGGTATCGAAGTGTCATTTGACGAATTGCAGCGGAACGGTATTTCCGTCAGTGATACCACAACAGGTCGCAATGAAACTCGTCACTCTAAGCGTGAAGTTGACGCTTTGGCTGATCTATTCGATGACAAAATTGAAGATATGATGGAAGGTCGCTCTCGCGGCATGAATGATATGTTCTGGCGTGATGGGTCACAAGATAGTGAACTTGTTCCTGGCATCAAGTCATTCATTCTTTCAGATCCAACATCTGCAACTGTCATTGGTGGCATTGACCAGTCTACGAATACTTGGTGGAGAAATCGCGTAAACCTTGGTTTATCAGTTGCATCACCACAGAATTCAACGATTGCTCAGGCTCTTCAGAAAGAGTTCCGTCAATTGAAGCGTTATGGTTCACCGAAACACATCATGTTTGCCGGTCAGGACTTCCTGGATGCTTTGGAGAAGGAACTTCGCGCCAATGGTACATACACAGACAGTGGATGGGCCGATAAAGGTGCCATTGACATGAGTGTTGCTGACACATCATTTAAAGGTATGACGATCAACTATGATCCGACACTGGATGATGAAGGTGAAGGTAAGTGTTTATATATCATTGATACCGCGGCTATTTATCCGATGTACATGGACAGTGAGCGTCAAAAGCGTCACAGCCCTGCGCGTCCTCATAATAAATATGTTCTGTATCGTGCTGTAACAGATGTTCTTGGCCTCGTATGTCGCCAACGTAATACATCTGGCAAACTATCAATCGCTTAATTTAGAAAGGAAAACAGATCATGTCTTTTAGAATATCTGAAACTACTATCGGTTCTGCGGTTGCTACAAGCGGAACTTTTACACTCTCATATCCGGCTGGTATGAACGCAGGGAACTTCGCTGCGTTCGGTCATAAGTTGTGGATTGATAAATTTCAAAGTTTATTGGCCTCACCTGCTGACTTCTCAGTATCATTTGGTACATCTGAGATCACTGTTACATACTTGGGTGCCACAAGCATTCCAGTGGGTGCACGTGTGAACGCTCAATTTAATATATTGGGTGAAGATGACGGTCATCCTGACATCGTTCCGGCGATTGATGGTGTGAATGAAACAGCACTGGTCGAGATAAATCTTGGTGCACCCGTCACACTTGATGCGGATGGCATCTTAGACGGTGTTACTGCCACAGATAGTGCACAGTCATATGGTCCTGATGACTTCAAGTCTGGATTTACTGGAACACTCGATGTTCCACGAAATCTAACCATTGTCGGTACCGCTGGTGCAAACCATGTTGTTACGGTCACAGGTGCGGATGTATTCGGCTCGGTTATTGTTGAGAACCTGACAGTGAATGCTACTACACCCGTTGTGGGTAAGAAGGCATTCAAAACCATTGCTACAATTGATGTAGCTGCTGGTGCTGCGGGTGACACAATTGACCTTGGATGGGGTGACGCATTCGGCATACCAGTATTCCTTCCAGGTTCGGCATACGTGTTGGCAGAGCTTGAGGATGGTGTGGCAGCATCAGCCGGTACACTGGTTGCTGGTGTATCCACGGCTGCGACAGCGATCACAGGTGATGTTCGAGGCACTTATACCCCGAACTCTGCATCTGATGGTACTAAAGTGTTTAAACTTCTAGCTGCTCTTGGTGATCCTTCCTATAAAGGGGTTGCTCAGTACGCTGGATAATCTAATCGGGTGAAAAGCGACACTCGCCAGTCGCTTTTCATCCTTAACTCTAACTGCGAAAGGCAAAGTACAAAATGCAGTATTATAAATCAAAAATCCGGTTAGCCGGATCTACTATGAACGAGGTTCAGAAAACTGTTTCTGTACCCGAAATTTTAGTTTTACAGTATATTCACGGTGTTGATGCGATCACAAATGTGACTCTCATTAGAGAAGAAACAATCAATCTTCGTGAAGAAAAAGAACGCTTGAAGGGTCTATATGATGAGGCTCTTGTGAAGCGTGAACAATCAATTGACACAATATTCGGCCCGTTGGGTTCTGTTCCTGAGAAGCTACCGACTGATCTTATTGAGCGTTTTGGTATTATTGATGAAGATGATCTTATTTCCGTTGCCAAATCTGTCACTGCGACAGAGAAGAAAGCAAACCATGATCACTCTCAGACAATGACTGAAGCCGAAGCTCAAAGAGCAGAGCGTTTGGTTCCACCAGAAGAGGTCGATCTTAGTGATTTAGCGGGGTAAAAAAATGGCTCGTGGAAAACAACTATTATCGTTGATCGCTCAATTAAGAGCAGAAACGGGCCGTTCACAGGATGTTTCCGTTGGAGTTGACGAAAGTGAAAACCTGAAAGAAATATTGAGGCGCACTCAGGAAACGTTGTATGACGATTACGAGTGGCCTCATCTTCGTGTCCAAAAAGTGATCACGCTTAATGCTGGTCAGAGATATTACGATTTACCGACAGAGCTAAATTATGATCGCATTCAACAGGTTAAGTTAAAATATAATTCGACTTATGTGGATGTTGAGCGCGGTATCCGGTTCGAGGATTATTCTACATATGACAGTAATGCCACGCCACCTGAGCGATCATTTCCCACGCTGAAATGGGATGTTCGGCACACAGGTGTTCGAGAGCAGCTTGAGGTGTGGCCTGTGCCAAACCAGGGTGCATCACTCTATATGTTTGGTACTAAAAAACTTGCTGATCTGATCGAGGAAGAAGATGTTGCTGAATTAGATGATCGCATGGTTGTTCTGTTCGCAGCATCAGAGCTATTATTGCGCCAGAAATCAAGTGACGCGAAACTTAAATTATCACTAGCAGAAAGACGATTAGCAATGCTTCGTCGTAATTCACAAGCCGATAGTAAGATGATACAGGTTGGTCTTGGTAATAGGCAGCAATTGGATCGCAGCAGAACAAGGGTTATTGTGAGTTAATGCCATATGTTCAAATGCAGGACATCAGGCTTGGTATGGACCGCAAACGGGCTTCTCGTGTTGCGGCTGAACTTGGTTCTGCATGGACAATTAAAAACGGTCACTTAACCCGCGGTGGTGACATTGCTCGAAGCAAGAAATTTGTCAAACAAACGGGTTCTTTTCCTTCCACCACAGTTGGTCTTTTTGCGATCAATGAGACATTATACACTTGTGGTTACAGTGCTGATCAAGCCGGTGCTGTGCCGCCAGGGGTCACACATTTATTGACACAGCATCCGACACCGGCGACAACCATTAATTCGGTCAAGGATGCTGAACCATTCAACGGTCAGTTATACTCAATTATCGAGTATTCAGATGGTAACATCTATCATTTTTATAATACATCGAGAGTGACAGATTGGGATACATTGGCAACAACCATTGGTTCTAATAATGCGGTTGCTGCGGCACTGGCAACAGCGATCAACAATTCATCTGCTGTTAATGCAACATCATCGACCGACACACTTACGATCACAGCATCCGTTGCAGGTACACCATTCTCCATCTCTAAGGCGACGGTGAACAATGGTTCAAATGCAAATCAGGACATTATCCTCACTCAAACACAGCCGAATGTAATTACAGCCGATGAAACTGTTGCAACAACAACGGTTACAATAACGGGTGGCACCGCAGAAGCCGGTACAAATAATATGAAATCTATCACCGTTGATGGTGTTGATGTTATGGGTGGACCCGCTGAGGTTTTATCGACAGGATCATTTATTGTCACAGGTGGTTCAGCAAGTATCGGTGTGAATACAATTGATACGCTCACTGTAAATGGTGTTGACGTTCTTGGTGGGATAGTCGATCACACAGGTAATAATTCGACCACAGCAGAGCTTGTGAGAACACAGATTAATGGTTTCACATCGGTTCCGAATTATTCAGCATCGGGTACAGGTGCCGAGGTCATTATTTCTGCTGCACCAGGAACCGGATCTGCACCAAACGGTTTTGCTATCGCTGCTACGGTGTCAGGTGATGTCACATACGGTGGTACAATAACATTCGAGGATGGTGCATATTCTGGTGTGCCGTGGGCGACATCAAACTCTGCAACGGCAGCAGCGATTGCTGATCAGATTACATCAAACACATCATCACCGAATTACACCGCCACAACCGATGGGCCGATAATTACAATATCTGCTGTTGCCGGTTCCGGTGTTAGCCCGAATGGGTTCGTGGTTGCAACGAATGAGAGTGGTGATGTTACATCTACTCATGCTGCAACAATGAGTGGTGGTGCCTTAGACACTGTTGCAACGGCCCAGGTTTATACGGCAAAAGTTACAGGAACATTTGAAACTGGTGATCAGTTTAAGATCACAATTGATGGCACTGAAGAATACATTGTAACTGGTGCGTCATCGGGTACAGGTGTATCTGTTTTGACTTTCAAGCAGAAACTATATTCAACAGCATCATCAAACCTCTATTTCTCGGCTCTTGGATCACCTACACAGTGGATCTCAGGTGTTGACTATGGTTTCATTAACATGGCCTCTCAGACAGCCGGTGAGGAAACTCTCACGGTCGCACAAGAATATCAGGGCTTGATGGCTATCTTTTCTGAAAATAATATCCGTATTTGGTCAATTTCTGAAGATAGTTCAGCAAACGTTTTCCTTCAAACACTGCAAAATACCGGCACCGTTGCTGCTGGATCTGTTGTTCCATATGGTAACAATGATGTGTTCTACCTTGATACATCGGGTATCAGATCCATCAAGGCGCGTGATTCATCGAATGCAGCATATGTTTCTGATGTCGGCACATCTATTGATACCCATATTCGGGAATATATGGACACTCTGACCGAGGAAGAAATTGCATCGGCTGTCGGGGTTGTGGAACCAATTGACGGTCGTTTCTGGCTTGGTATCAAGAACAGAATATATGTTCTCTCATACTTTCCTGCTGCAAAAATATCAGCATGGTCATTCTATGAGGTTGATTTTGATGTAAAACATTTCGCCAAAGTTGGTGATCGGGTTTATGTGAGGGGCACTGAAGATGGTGTTGATTACCTGTATCTTTACGGTGGTGCAACGAATAATGAATACCCTGGCACTAATGAGGATGTGTGTTTGATTGAGCTTCCATATTTTAGTGCGAATAATCCAGCAGCATTTAAAGAGTTGCTTGGATTTGATATTATTGGTATAAATAATTGGAGGGTAGATATTCTACCCAACCCTGCTGATGAAAGTGTTAAGGTTTTCCAAGGCACAGCAATTGGCACAACTTATGGTAAAGAGCGGTTTGGTACAACAGGAGTTACCCCGTTATTTGCCGTAAATCTTACCTGCTCTTCAGCAGGATCGGCAACGTTATCTGCACTCGCCATGCATTATACTGGAACATTCGAGGATGGATAACAATGTGTGGATCAAGCGGCGGCAGCAGTAAAGATAATTCGGCAGAGATAGCGCGCCAAGAAGAGGCGAAGCGACAAGCTCGAATTGCATCAGGTCAATTAAAAATTGACAATCAGTTCAGCCAATTTAATGACGATTTCTATAATGGCTATACCACTCAATATAATGATTATTACAACCCACAAGTAGATGATCAATATAGTGATGCTGTCAAGCGATTAACGCTACAATTAGCCCAATCGGGGAACTTAACCGGTTCTGTTGGTGCGGATCAATTGGCTGACCTTCAGAAGTATTACGATCAGCAGAAATTATCAATCACCAATAGTGGTCTTGAGGCGACAAACCAGCTCCGCGGTAGTATTGATAATAAAAAATCACAACTTTACTCTGATAACAGATCAGCAGCAGACCCAGGAAGTGCGGCATCTGCTGCGGCATCTGCTGCTCAATATCTACAACCAGGTGCGCCAACATCACCTCTTGCTAATGTATTTGGTGATTTCTTCGGTAATCTGGGGAATGTTGCCGCTATCAAAAATGCAAATAGTTACCAGCAAGGCACTGGTGTTCAATCGTATGGTGGAACCAGTAAAAGCGGTGAAGTCATAGGATAGGGTAGGGTATGGTCAAGGAAGTAGTTCGTAAGCCGATACAAGATGATGTTGAATATCTAATAGCCAATATTCGCCCTGAAGATGCTGAGGAAATAGATGCACTGGATGGATCGAGCGTTAGAAGAATTCTTGATGAAACACCCGATCTATTGAAGAATTCTCTTGTATGGGAAGTGAACGGTAGAATTGTATGCATGTTTGGTGTCACACCGATAAAAGAGCAGGAGGGTATGGGTATCATATGGTTGTTGGCAACAGAAGAATTTGATAAATATTCGAGGATGTTTGTCGTGCGGTGTAAGAGAGTTTTCAAAGAGGTGATGAGTAAATATGAATATGTTTTCAATTATGCTCATTCCAAAAACGTAAAGTCAATAAGATGGCTGGAATGGCTCGGATTTACAATTCAAGATCCTGAACCATTAGGTCATAAAGGAGCAAACTTTAATCGGTTTGAGATGCTGAATGTGTAACCCAATGATGGCAGGTATGGCAGTTATGGCTGCTGGTAGCGCCATGCAACAGCGTGAACAGGCAAAGAATGCTGATCGAATTCGGGATGCGAAGAACGATACCTTTGAAGCCAATATGATTCGCCAAAGAGGATACGCCGAGGAAGCTGGTGGTAAATTCGATGAAAACATCGAGAACCAGGGTAAAGATAGCTTCGACGAACAAAAAGCAGGTGAAGAAGATAAGATCAAGAGTGCTTTTAACGATAATAGAACACAGCCTGATTACAATGTCGGCCTCATGGCTGGTGCACCAAAAAATGTTGTCTTAGCGCGAGAAGCTGCTTCAGGAGAGGCGACTGCCGAAACTGATCGGGATTTGAATAACTCTGCGGCTCTGACCAGTTATGGTGGTGCGCTATTTAATCAAAATATGGATAGTAACGCATTCGCTCGGTTGTTCGGTAACATCCGGGATACAGCGAGTCGTGATGCAAACCTAATGGGTCTGGACATGAGTTCTGCTGCGGCGAATGCATCTAAAGCACCACCTTTGTTCCCGACACTACTCAAAGCTGGTGGCCAGGCAATGTCGATGTATGGTGCCGGTGCTGCACCTGGTGGAAGCGGTTTCTTTAACGGAACTGTCGAGGGTGCACTACCATCTTCGGGGATTGGACCAGGCACACCACAGGTCGTACCTGGGATGTTCACAAATGTTAAAAATGCTTTCTCAGGGGGTTTATAATGCCAAACTATAAAGACCCTTGGGCCGATACCGCTAATCAAGCTGTCGGTGCTTTATATAAGCATTATTTATCAAAACCTTCTCAGGCTGATATGCAGCGTGGACAGATGGAGAATAAACTTCTCGATCTGAAAATACGTGGTCAGGAAAGTGGTAATGCGAAGTCACAATTCGATCTTGATCAGGCACGTCAAAGCTCTGAGTTTGCAGATAAGTTTGCGGATAGTTTTTCAGCTATTCCTCAAGTTGGTGGTGCCGTTCCAATGGATGGCTCAATGGGGCCAGCAATGCCAACTACCGAGACAGATCGTAATTCACAAATTGCAAATCTTTTTGAACAGTTCGCGCCGAGATTGGATAAAGACACAGTTGCCGCTTCTCGTGACGCAATGGGTACAGCAAGTGCTCTTCGATTTGAAAATCCGATTGATCGACAGCTTGCCCTTGATAAAAAGGCATCAAGCTATGGTGCATACAGTGAGGGTGCTGAACAACTTATGGAGCAAGAATTCCAGAACAGTCTGAAAGAACCATACACTCTGTCGCCAGGTTCGGTGCGATTCGGATCTGATAATGATCGCGTAGCTTCAGCACCATTTAAAACAGGTGGTGGTTCTTATATTGAACAACCTGATGGTACGATCATATCCATTGATGGTGGTAGTCCACCTCTAAGACCAAATGTTCAAGGTGATCTTCAGGATAGTCAGATTGCCACTGAAAAACTACGAAGCTTAATGGACTATACAAGAGGTGTTGCAAATAAAAACCCTCTAAACTTTGGCTTCCCTGGCTTCGTAAAAGGTGGTGTACAAGATGTGTCCACGCTATTGAGTGGTGTTACCACGGCACTTGGATACGAGGCACCCCAGCAAGCAATGGATGAGGCTCGAAGAGAAATCATGCAAAGTGGTGTAGATCCAATGCTCTTCGATGGTCTTTTCGATCCTGATTTACCGGCATTACAAACAGCAAATGACCTGCTTATTTATCAAGCTGCTGCTGCTCTTGCTGGTCAAAGTGGTCGTGATTTGAGTGATAAAGATGTACAGAACATGAAGAAAATAATCGGTAGTTCAACCGATTGGTTTACATCCCAGGATAAATTCTTATCCAAGTTAGATACAGTTGAACATATATTAAACATGAACAGTGAAGTGACTGATCGCACACTCGGTGGTAATGTGACGGATGGACCAATTGATCCAATGATGGCATCACAACAGGCTATCCAGAACAGACAAGGTGAGATCGGCAGTAATGAATATCAAAGTGAGTTTAAAGCACCAACCGGTAATCAGCCTGATATTGTGACGATACAAGGCGACGAAGATTACGATAATTTACCATCAGGTACACAGTTTATTGCACCTGATGGAACAACAAGGACTAAACCGTAATGGGTTGGCAAGACGCACCGTTAGTTGATGCGCCAAAGGTTGCTGCACGACCACAAACCACTATGACCACGCCACCAGAAGACGAAGGCCCCTCCAATTGGGCCGTATTAGGTGAGAGTTTAACCCGCGAAGCACCTGCTAATATTTTAGGATTTCCAATGGATATGATCGGTATGCTTGGTGATACAGGCCGCGAAGCATATATCGGTATGACGCAAGGATGGGATACACCTGTTCGAACTGTACCACCCATAGGTGGTTCCGAATGGATGAAAGAAAATCTTTTCAGAGAAATTGCTGATCGTGAAGATTATAGTGGTGGTCAAAAGCTTCTAGGGAATGTTCTAACACTTGGTGCTGAAGGTTTGACCGGTGGTGCTAGTATGGCTTCGAGAGCAAAATATGCAAAAGAAGCCCCTGGCATGATCGCTGATATGACAAAACCGTACATGTCTCGGCCCGTAGCGCAGACAGTGCAAGACACTGCTGGTGGAATGGGTGCTGGTGGTGGTCTTACATATGCTGAAGAGAATGATATGGGGCCGATTGGCACACTGTTTTCAACATTGATTAGTGGAATGAGTGCTGTTCCTGCTGCAAAAATGGTTGAAGGAACCGGTCGCAATTTATATTCTCGTATTGGCACTGGATTACCGGATGGCACAAAAGTACGCAGGCAAACCCTTAGTGATGCATCAAGAATTTCAGATGAGCTTGTGACCGATAAAGATCAGGCAATCCAGAACATTGACCAGAGCATTGCTGATTCATCCGAGATGGGTGTTGCAAACCCTACACTTGGACCAGCTTCAGGTGATGTCGGTCTGAGCATGTTAGAAGTCAAAGAGCGACTTAAAAATCCACAACCATTTATTGAGAGAGATCAGAAGATCAGAACTGATGTCGCTAATAAGTTCGGTGAATTCAGTGATCCTGAAGCCGATGTTACGGCACCACAAAGAAAATCATCACAGATGATAGATGATGAGTTGAACCAGCAGCAATCACAGATTAATGATCTTGGTGCTCAAAAGGATTTGACAGAGCAACAATTACGGGATCTTCAGAGAGAGGGTCAGCAGATCCCATCTGGAATTGAAGCAAGGCGTGGTGCTGAGGGTCGTGCTTCTGCTGCTCTTGATGAGCAACTACAATCAACTCTCGATGAGCGCACGACCACAAAGAACCAGAAATTTGATGAATCGGCTGAAGGTGCCTATGTTGAGGCAGAGAGCCTTGCGAAGCTGGTTAATGCTGTGAATAGAGAAGCACCAAAACTGGCACCAGATGCTAGATTACCCGATTACATCATGAAGGGTATCCGTAAATTCATACCTCAACCTGGCACACTGGAAGGACCGAATTCAACTGCCGGTATGATACCAGCTAAAGAGGTTCTTGGTTTAAGAAAATATCTGAATACAGAGATCCAATCTCTCAAGCAAAAAGGTGAGTTCACAAAAGCTGACACACTGCAATCATTCAAATCCAAACTGAATGAAACAATCGAGCTTGATCCAAATTTCAAAGAAGCTAATGATTTTTATAAGACAGAATACGCACCATTTTTCGCTGAAGGGTACGGTAAAAAATACCGTGATAATGTCCAGCGTGGTGACGGTACGGGTAAAGCCGATGCTGAGAATATTGCGTCATTCTTCCTTAATAAGACGACATCCGCAGCAGATGATCTCAAGCGCATAGTAGAAATTGCACCTGACAAACGGGCCGCTGACAGTGCTATTGAAACTTATTTTGATGCTATGCTTGCAAAGAAAACACTCAACCCAAAGACAATTCGTGATTTTATTACTGATAACGCAGATATATTGCCGGACAATGTGAAGTCTAAATATGAGGGTGTTGTTAAATCAATGATGAATAACACTGAGGCTCAAAATAAAACACACAACGATCTGACAACAATGAAGCGCACTATTCGTGACGCTGAAGCAAATCTATCTAAAACCGAGCGAGAGCTATCATCCGGCCCGTTGGGTAGAATGTCCAGGTATGACAGTGATAAATATGTTGGTGACATCATGGGTTCCAAGGATCGTAATAAACAGCTTGATGAGGTCATTAGTAAGATCGGTGACGACAAAGAAGCAATGGATGGTTTTAAGGAAGCGACTGTTCAATGGTTGCAGAAGAAAATTAAAGGCACCGATGCAGCCGGTACAGATATTTCCAGTTCTGATATTGAGGGAAGACCAATTGTCTATTCCAAACTCACCCGCGCACTGGATGACAACAGAGAGGCATTAAGTAAGATATTTGATCCTGAAGAGATGAATACTCTTAACCGGATGCATAAGATCATGTCTCGCCAGGGCAACCTTGCCAGAAGAGCGACATCAGGCTCGGACACAGCAGAGAAACTATCTGCGGCTGAACAACAGGTCATGGATGTCATAGAGGCCACAGTGAAGCTAAAATTCGGAATGCTGACTGGTGGTGGTTTGTTCAGATCGGTCAAACTGATGAAAAGAGCAGTTTTTGGTGAGAGTGGTCGATCACTTAGAGCCGAAGATATGTTGACCCGAATGGCATTTGATCCTAAAGTGGCAAAGCATGTCCTTGAGGCAACACCGTTGCAGCTTGAGAACGGTAAATGGTTGAACGATATGAATAAGCTCATGGCGGTACAATCAAGCGTCAAAGAAGCCAGTGATGATGAAGATCCTGGCGACCACGAATTCAGATAATTTAAAATATGTTGGTTTTTCCCATTGACACCCATGTCGGGGTTTGATAATCTATTCTTATAAGTAAACTTATGAGGGAAACCCCGACATTGAAATATTTAACATCACAACATGTCGCAGATGAATTGGAAGTAACCGTTCGTACTGTTGAAAGATGGCGTAAGTCGGGGTATTTCACACCGGCATTACGCACACCTGGCAACCACTCAAGATATTCAAAGGAACAGATCAAATGCTTAAAAAACAAGCGTCAACTCGAACAAATGATGTTATAGAAATATTGAAACAATACGAAGAGGAAAAACAGGTTATTGCATCTTTTCGCGTCATGTACGCAATCAAGGCTCTGACACCATTTTTCACCCATAAGAACGTGTTTGAGATCGACATACCACTCTGCCGCCAATATGTAGCATATAGGATGGGGAAAGGTGTCAGCATGTCCACAGCAGCCAGGGAATTGACTGTTTTAAGGGCCGCATGTAATCACGCACTCAAATGGAAAAGGATTAGAGAAAATGATAAACCAACTTTCGAAATACCAACAGACCTTCCTAGAAGAGATGTTTGGCTCTTCAAAGATGAATTACGCCATCTTATCGACACCGCAGAGAGGGAAATCGAGGGCTTCATTCGAATTGCTTATGCGACAGGTTCTCGCCGACGCGCTATCGAGCAACTTGAATGGCATCAGTGTGACATGGTTAGGGGAAGTATCGACCTTGATAAAAGAGGCGAAGCAAAAAGCAGTAAGAGAAGGCCAACAGTACCTATGGGTGAACTTAGACCGTTCCTCACCGAATTATATAACAATCGGGAAAATGAGTTCGTGCTCGGATCGGATAAAGACTTATTGTATTTGTTCACCAAAACACTGAAACGGGCCGATTTATTAACTGTTGGTGATCGTGATGGTCGTCCAGCCGGTAAGATCACACCGCACATTCTGAGGCATTCCAGGGCCACTCATTTACTTGAGGATGGTGTAAGTATATATTCGGTCGCAAGGTTGCTCGGTGACAACCCTACAACGATACAGAAGACCTATGGTCACATCAGTATGGGATCACTGGAAGATGAGTTGTCTAAATCAACTCTATGATAAGGAATGATCGGAAACAAGCTGGTTGTGGATGGCTAAAGCCTGTGTATCATTTAACAGCCCATCAGTGATTGCGAGTGCTACACGATATAATTCAAAACCTGCTGCGATTTTATCGGCACCGTTTGATAAACCACCGAGTGCCAGTGGGCCATCTGCATCTGCGTCATAATCATTGAATACATAAGCAACACCAGCGCCAAATTCGTCACCATCAAGGCTGACATAAAATATGTTATTTTGTAAATCTGCTTGGAGGGTCAATGTGTGATTCGTATCTGCTATTATTCCGGCTATACTCTGATTTCCAGCAGTCGTATCACCACCCTCTTGTGTGAACCTCAGTGTGCCACTTGTCAGAAGAGATTGAATGCGCCAACCATTCACATATGATCCACCATTCCCGTATGCACCAAGTAAATGACCGGTCGCGTTAAAGGCATCTGGTGATTTGAATGCGACTGTTACAACAGCAAAGTCGTTTGCGGCAGGGTTGAATAAATCATTAATTTCATCAGGATTTGATTGTGTAAGGCAGAATTGAGATCCATTAAAAACCAAGGCACCACTTGAGAATGTTGGATCATCAGCAGCGACACCATCATTCGCGCCAAGTGTAGCCGTAATACCACTAATAATATCTGTAATTATTTGACCAGAACCAGGATAGGTTTGCGACTTAGAGAAGTCAAAATCAAGAAATGTACCTTGCACAATCTGCTGAATAGTGGAACTAATCCCACCAGAGATCTTCTGAGTACCTGTTTTTAATCCTACACCAACACGCATGATAACCCCTTAATAAAAGACTGTAACAGCCGTTACACCGGTTGTGCCTGTGCTCTTGAAGAGCGTGATGTCGCCTGAATATTGTAATCCGGCTAAAACAGGTATTGTACCCTCACTACCATCGTTCATCTTCACAGCCAATGTTCCATCAGCATCACAAATGAATGCCTTGACACCAGTATAGACATTTTCGTCACTCAAACCGATGTTTTCAATACCTTCTGGAATACCGGGGTAGACACCGTAGTTATGATTTTCGTTTCTTGGCATGATTATCTCCTTCAAGAAAATTAGATTTTATTATGCCATCATGCCATCAAGCAGTCCAGAATAAAGAGGATCTATGAGTTTTTTAGCCTCCAATATGTACCACTCATGGTCGATGTTTTCAACATGACCCATTGTATTCATTGGTGTAACACCCCATTGATCGTTTTTACCCCTCACATGTTGTCTGAAGTAGCGTTCCGGTGCGTTCGGATCTTCTTTCACCTGTTTCGGTAATGGTGGCATAATTTTAACCATTGGTTTACCATCGGTGCTCATAAAGTACCTGGTTGTATTCTGGATCTCATCACCACCCCATTCAAGGCGTGAATTCTTAGGCACTTTAATCCTGAGCATGAAATCAAAAATATCATCATGATCTAATATGGATTCTTCAACTGGTTTATTATGAATTAAATGGGCTTCAACAGCTTTCTGGATAACCAGAGATGAATGATTCTGATGCCAGTCGATTTCATACTCATATGCGCCTTTTCTCTTCAATTCACCATCTGTATATTGGCCAATATAATTATTCACATCACGAATGAACATTGCCTTATAATCGGCCCGTTCGAGGGTAAGCATTGTTGTTTTCATCCACGCAGCATTGATCGCCTCAACATCGTCGATCCTGTCTCTCGGAACCCTGACCGTTACACCATCGGTGTTGATCTGGATAAGCTGAAGACCCTCTATTTTCATCATTTGTTCAGCAAGCATGCAGAGCATAAGCTGACCATTCATTGTGATCGTCATTGTGTATTGTGGATCATAGAACGGGCTGTATGGGTTATTACTATCACCATATACACCATTTAGAGCCAATTTAAGCATTGCATTCTCAGGTGTACCCTTTGGGTATTCCATCCGGTCTTCAAATAACCGGTTATAAATCGGGCAGAATTTCTTTGTTAAGTGCTTAGGAAATGCCTCATTCACAATACCAACTCGCGGATAAAGAGATGTAACATCGTAATCCAGGATCGCGTGTTTTTCATCTTCTGTCACGACGGTGGCTTCAACAGAGCCGTGAATACCACCGGTGCCGAAATCAAACTGGAACCCATCCACGATGCAATTCAGGTTCTTCACTTTACCTTTGACTTTTTTCAGATTGGCATATTGCTCAAGACCACCCAGATCCTCGATTTCAGTGAAAACACCCTTTGTTTCGGTGATTTCCTGTCTTTTGAGCCACTTTAAAACCTCGTTAAATTCCGGTCTTTCAAACTCGATATAAGGGAAAATAACATCACGAATGCGAATCTTGTCACGCTTCGTTTGCACCGGTTTACGACCCTCTTCACCAAACGTGTAGCACTTAATACCGGCCTTCTCAAGCTCCATGATAAAGTAATCTTTACCGATTTTTGTATCATTATGGTTTAAGAAGTTCTTATCATATTTGGCTGTCAATTTTTCACGAAAAGCGATCATATCGGCAGATAATTTATAGAATTTATATGTCTCGCGCACATCATGGATGTTGTACTCGATCAATATTTCCTTCTGCTTTTCGCTCACCGGCTTCGTGTAATCGAATGGAAGATCCTCGACCCTATCAGAGCGCATGTTAAACTCAAGCACCTTCAGCGACGTGCTACGGCTTGGATTATCAAAGTGATGAATACGAAATAAATCGACTTGCTGTACAAGTTGGTTATTATCCCAGATAATCTGACTGAATTTCTCATCCTTACTACATTTTATGAGCCTTTGAGCCTTATCATATGCAGCTTTCGCCAGTTTCTTCCCATCGGTTTTACCCTGTTTGAAGTTCTGCATCATGAAGTGGATGACAGGGTAATCAAAGTAGTAATTATTGAAACCGACCCATCTGGCGAAACCATTCGAGCAATTCATTGCGAATTTTTTAAATGCATCCCAATCATTGCGGAATTCAGACATTTCGAACACTTTGATTTTACCATTCGTGGTGTTCATAAATGTGATAGAAAACACATTAGGATAAGTTTCAATATCGTATATTAGATCTTTCATAACATGTCCTCAAGATTCAACGAATGCTTTGATGAATTCTGCCGCGACTTGTGGCACGATTGCATCCCCTGCACAATGGATGATACCCACGCGCTCGGGATACCCATCAACCAACAAGGGAATTCGGGGTTCAACGAGCCTTTGCTTCCCGTCTGGGCAGTCGATCCATACGCCTGTCTCCCAAGAGTGTCGTTCCTGAGCTTCCCATCCTTCCGAACAAAACTCTTGCTCAGGTCGCCCGTATCCTTGTAATCCCTGACCGCTGGTGTCGCCCATAGTGCTACTGCTTGTTCCAGCCGCGCCTTGTACCCGCACTTCTCCACGTTCCTCAATACCGTTTCCACATTGTCGCTCATCGCTGCTGTTGCCATGCATGTTGGCCACAAACCATAATCTCTCTCGCCTATGGGGCGCACGAGGGCAAGAAGGTTGAGGGTTCAAACAATCATTTGTACCCTCAAAAATGCGAGTGTTTTTAATAATTAAACATCTCATGACTTTCTTGGCACAGGTCATACTTCGACATCCACACCATTAATGACCTGAGTGACTTCATCCAGGCACCACGCATAACCTGCAACATCGTCAATTGAATCCTGATGCTCTGGTGTTGCCGACAACCTTGATAATTTCATTGGCGCGTTCGAGTACATTCATTCCATCATCTCCTGCAAGCTACCAATTGCGTCTTCGTACATGCTGAGAAGATCATCTTCTTCACGACGTTTTTCAGCATCCATTTGAGCGCGTTTAACAACTTTACGAAGGATTTTCGTGTCAAAACCGACACCTTTGGCCTCGGAATATACTTCCTTGACATCTTCACCGAGATCCTTCTTTTCTTCTTCGAGCCTGATAACACGCTCAACAAAGGATTTTAATCTTGCACCGGCATTGCCGCCGACTGGTATCTCATCACTGGACATTTCCACTTCCTTCTGCATTTTGTTTCTCTGTTTGATCTAAGCCGAAGACCTTTATCATCTGATTTGCAACATTCACTGCGGCACGTTGTTCCGGTGAAATCGCTTCAAGGATCGGTGGATCAAAATCGAATGAAATATCACCCTCGCCGATGTCACGCTTTTTAAAACTGATGATTAACTTCTGATCAGTAACCTGACCGATTATTGGTATATTTTCCATGGTAATCCTCTTAAAAGAAACGGGCCGAACAATTTAGGAGAGAATTCGGCCCGTAGGGGTTAGTCGTCGAACATGCTGTCAACATCACCATCAGAAACAGAAGAACCGGCTTCTACTTCCTCAGCACCTTCAATAGCGTCAAACTCGTCTTCAGCATCAGGAATAGCAACACCAAGGTTCTCATCGTGATCGAGAAGCTGGATGTTTTGAAGACCAAGGAATACACCAGGGTTTTCTTTATTCGCTGACCAGTAAGGGTTCAATGTGGCGCGAACCCAACGACCAGAATAGACCTCATTCTTGAGTTCTTCATCAGGAATCGCCTTACCGTTAGCATAGGCGAATTTTGGTTTATAATCTGAAGATGCTCGGATCAAGACCCAACCTTCAAATTCTTCACCGGCTGGTTTACCACCATTAGGTAGATCATTAGGATCAAGGAAACGCTTATTAACGAGGCTCTTCGCACGTTTCTCATCACCATCCAATTTCTCAAGTGCGATTTTAGCCATTTTCTTCTTCAGAACACCGAGGTTGTGATCTTTTGGAACTAGGAGGCTCAAATTGTATTTGAGTTTACCGTTCTGGTTTTCTTGTGGTTCCAAAAGATATTGTGCGTAAGAAGCACGACCTTTTGCTGTGATAATGTTACCGGATTTAGCAACATGGCATGTTTTCATATCTGTAGTCATTTTTTCAGTCCTTTTCAGTTTTTCATTAAAATGTTGTCGGTCTTGCGATTGATCTGATTAGGGCCATAAACCCTGTCTGAAGATCGGTTCGACCGATTGCCAACCAACGTGGATCAATAGTGATACTAAGATCATCACCGGACACCTTGGATTGGACTTTATCCACGAATTCACCAACCTTAATGGAAAGTTCCTTCGCTTCGTTCATCAGAGCAATTTCTTCCTCTGACAAATCTCTATAGCCTTTAATTTTTTGATGTTGATTATCAACCATTTTTCATCCTTCTAGCTAAAATCCGAGAATTCATCTTCTACGGATGGACGGACATTCTCTCGTCTGTCCGATTCAGGAACAAGTGTCACACCAGTCGAAACTTTATCAACCAGGAACGCTATATTCTCGAATTCTTTTTTACCAACAGCTTTCTCAACCTGTGGTGCACTTAAAAACTCTTTTTTGGAGATCTTGTAAATTTTATCACCATATTTAGTTTTCAGAGCCTTCTCGGCTTGCCCCTTATCCTTCCACATGCGTACAGCACGTGTTGCGACCAGCTTGGTGCCTGGAAGAGCATTACCTGCCTCAGCGCGGCTCTGTGCGTGATCTTTTAATGATGCACACCATTGCTCGATCAATTTGATCCTATTAAACACCATATCCACAATTTGTGCATCACTCAGCAGGTTAATAGGGATAGGTTTTGATGTCGGTTCATTGAAATCCATTTCCATTGCATCTTCAACAAATTTAAGCTGTGCAGGACATGTCGGTTTGGCTTTACAGAAACGGCACCAGTCACCAACTTTCAACTCAGCGTCTTCACTCTCAGTGGCCTTGGCATGATACGCAAAATTAATCATGTAATCCATGAGTTCGGCGCGTGGCACATCCCATGATCTTACCGGTCCATCATCATGATAAGCACGTGGTTGAACAATCGTAATCCGTAGAATATCCCATTCTTCTTTATCGAAGTATTTTGCGGCACCAAGGCCGTAACAAAGACCTTGAATATTCCCGATAGCATCGACCGGCACACCACGACCATGTTTATAATCTGTCACATGTAATATTCGCTCATTAAGAGCAGTGAAATCCGATGTACCTTTCTCATCCGGCCCAAGGAAGGGTAGGGGGAATTTATATTCGATGAGATGATCACCCATTAACGGCTTACAATGGTCAATATAAACATCAACCGCTTCGATCATGTCAGCATCAACTTCAAATTCAGTGCCATCATCGTTTATGATGATCTCACCCTCAAATTCAGATGGCTCTTTATTTTCAAGTAAGCATTTTTCACCAAGTGCGTGTGCAGCCGTACCCTCAGCCGCATATGGGCTGGTTTCATTTGGTAGATCGCGCTCCATGTTTGCAGAACCAGGACAATTTATGCGTCTTGAAAAACTTGATGGGGAATTAAGGCTGTGACTACTCATCATATTTTACCTTTATTTAACTGGCGAGAAATAAAATCAACATAGTTTTTTTCAATAATACCCCTTGGTTTTAAAGGTTTATTCATATCTTTATCATCAACTTCAATACCCGCAATTTGCTGGTGGGAAAACCAAACATTATCGCCAAAAGCAACACCTTGTGATTGTACCTGGATAATGTCTTTCTGCTCAAAAGGGATTGCACTTCGTAAGATTTCAAAATCACTTTCCAATTGTTCATCTGTTAATTCTGTCAACCCTGAAATATGAGCGTGAACCCTTGTCAATGTTGCATATGCTTCTGTCATGTTATTACTCATTATTTTTATCCTCTTCCTACAACCTGGGTAAACTTCCAACCACTTTCGTCACTATAATAACCCTGAAAAACACTACCTTTTTCATCTAAGAACATTAAAAATCCGTTGTACGGGGTCATTGACATTATTCTATAATCACCAATCATATTAATTCTTTCTCTGTTGCCAACCATTCTGGCATTGTGACCACCTTATTATCGTGATCTATTTCAACCTGCGACTTCGGAAGGAAACACGACACCTCATCGAACCCTTGTTCGAATACAATGAAATGTGCGTGTTTCGTTTCCTTGTCAACATCGACATAATCAAAATCTACATCGACTGAGGTCATGATTATGCTTTCATTGCGTTAAGTTCGGCATAAACTTCAGATAGTTTATTTTGTGGAATTTTACCAACTTTTACATCTTCGCCTTTTGGTACATAATTGGTCAGAATGTCACGGATTTTAAGAAGGTTTTCTTGAACAGGATTACCATCTTTATCTTTACCAAGAGAACCCATCTTTTCACGGATCATATCAGATGTAACTTCTTCAGGTGTTTCGTCATCATCGAACATGTCTGTGAGGTCATCATCTGGCGCGTCATGATTTACTGAACCTTCTTTAAGAGCCTCATCAACCTGTTTTTGACGACCCTTAGTTAGAAGTTCGAATTTATCATCGTCAATTTCACCAGCTTCGATCATTTCCTCAACCGCTGCTTCTTGTTCTTTAACGGTCAGTTTCTTTGGTTTTGGCTCTTCTTTTTCTTCAGGTGCTTCAGTATTCTGAACATCCTTGGTTTTTGGTGTCTCGTATTCCATGCTCACAACATGATTTACTTCACCATCACCGATAGCAGCAGCAAAGTTTGTAATTTCAGCAAAAACATCTGTGATGTGATCACCTGTGATAATAAGTTGGATAGCCATTTTAGTTTTCTCCTTTAGGGTTTAATTTAAACCAAGTTCACCAGTGATTTGACGCTTGCGAACATTAGCTTTTTGAATATCCTCATCAATCGAACCGACAAGTGTTGCGTAATAACAAACACATGGTTCTTTCTTTGAGAAGTGAGACATACGATCCATCATTTGATCGTTGTTTCCAGGAACCCAATCGGGTTCAATGGAAATGGTGGTCGAGCCTTTCCAAAGCGGGATACTATCACGCGCTGCCTGGTTCTGCCCGATGAATATTTTAACCGATGGGTCTTCCTGGAACGCTGTGTAAGCATTATGTTTCTGTTCGGAAGACATGCCACCAATAATTTCGACATATTTATGTTTCATTTTTTTCTTAACTTCAGCGATCACCTCTTTGTGGTGTGCGAATACGATTATCTTGCCGGACTGGTCGATATTGTCGTCAATCCAATCACAGACACCTTTCACTTTTGCAAGGCCGGTCAACCTTCTGAGGGTAGGTGCTTGTACCGCCACGCTCTGCAATGCTTTAACTATGTCAGATGATGCCAGTGCTTTGCGAACAGCGTCCATTTCCTCAGAAGGTATCGAGCCAACATTGCCGGTGACAGGCAGCATTGAAACCAAAGGTTCTTTCCACTCAGTCCACACCTGTTCTTTGGTGCGCCTAAGAATACGACCGCGCAACTGATCGCGCAGCTTAGATAGATTTTTACCACCAGTTATTTTCAGACCGAAACCATTATCAACTGTCACACAATATCTGCTGACAAAATCCCAATATGACATTGGCATGTCATTGGATTTCATGATCGCATCAGGAAATAATGCGCGGCACATGGGATATAATTCAGATGGGTCATTGAGCACCGGTGTACCGGTCATCACCCATGTTTTTTTAGCGCGTGAAACAAGACCACCATCTCTGACCATTTTCGGCCCGTAGAAGGCTTTTGTTCGCTTTGCCTTGGTGTTCTTGAATGCGTCACTCTCATCACCACCAACCAGGTCGAAACGGGCCGACATAAGCTCTTGATGAAGATCGCTGATCAAAGCGTTGTATGAGAAAATATTAAACCGACCAGGTAACGGTTTATCCTTGGGTTTCAAGATCACCGGATTAAAACCCCACTCAAGTGACTCTTGTTCCCAAACATAGACACCAGATGCCTTAGCAACAACCGCTATGGTTTCAGCGCCAATGATTTTACCGGCCTTTAGGAACTGGCGCGTCTTACCGAGGCGCATACCATCGAACAAGGCCGCATTATCACGACTTGCGAGGAACTTTGAGCCTTCAATTTGATAGGGGAATAGATCGGGTTCGTGTTGCATTTTTAGTCATTTCTCTCAGTAATTCATTAAGGTCAGTAATATCAGTCAAGCATTGCATCTAAATCATCTTTCACGAAGCCCTGGTCCATCCAGTAATGCAACAATGCGATTGCATCGGCCTCATTATCATCTGCGGGTTTAAATCCGCGTTTCTTACACTCTTCAATCATCAGGTTCTTACCGGCACTACCGTTACCTGTCCAACTCTTCTTAATCGTACCCACCGGAACACCAGCATACGGTATCTCTTTTGATTCGCACCACTTTGTCAATACAGCCATTAGACCACCATAGACATGTGCAGCATCAGTGCCACGATGACGACGAACCTCTTCAAACACCACTTGGGCCGGAACAGGCAATGTATCGAGCCATTTTTCGAACTTCAAATAGCGCATACCACCACCGGAAAAACGATCATTAGCAAAGTTTGCAACACCAATGGAAATGTTACCATTACTGTGTGTAGCGAAACCTGTTTTTGTGCCTAAATCAAGAGCCAATAACATCTTTTGTGGCCTTTTCGATAGCTTTTAAAATCTTATGCATTGTTGACAAGCGTGGATCTGTACCATCTTTAACAATTAACCTTGGTATTGCACCACTGTCACCGAGTACACGACGACCAAACGAAGAGGGTTTCTCACCTGTTTCTTCGAGGTGTTTTTGTATGTGGTCAGTGAATTCTTTTTTGCTAGGAACTTTCATTCTTTGGTTATAACCTTCATTATTGGGTTTGTCCACACCTAATCGAACATATTATCAAAATTTTCATTCTTGACTTTAGTTTCTTTTTCCATTTTAGGATTTGGGTGATCAGGCCATATCTGCCATGCAACCGGTGGAACATCTTTTGTAAACATATTCCAGCGATCACCAAGCCATTTTGATTTTGTGACAACACCACAGATTGACGCAGCAATTACTGGTTTATCTTCTGGCGCATCACTCATATTAAAATTCCAAGTCAAAACATATCCTCCAGATTAGTTGTTTCAGATTCCGCTTGAGCAGTATCCGGCCCGTTGAGGGCTTTGATCAGTATTTGTTTGAGGTCGCCGGTCAGGTTATGAAACACACCATCTCTAATCACAACACAGGCATATGAGCCGGAATAACCGGTGTTTTCAAAATTAATCTGACCGGATTTCAAACGGTGGGAACTCATGTCAACAATACCTTCTGGCCCTGGTAGATTGGTAAGAACATTTTGTATTGGCTTGGAAATTTTTTAGAGAGTTCTTGCCACACCCATGTCGGAAAATATACAGGTTGCATTTTATTCCACTTGACAAAATCCATTTTCACTACGTTATCACTCATCGTTCAGATCCTTGCTTTAAGGTGTGTTTTTCAAATGCCGCAACTGCTACCGGCGCAATCGGCATCATATGACACACGAGCGTTCCGAACGATGCTGAGATCATTACCCATATGGTCAACCAGGCGTATAAACCCATGATCTAAAACTTTCTTTTCTTCAGTCATAACAATTACCTTTCTTCACCAGTGAACATTTCATTTTGATTTGGATCAGGCATACCCTTCAATCGTCTAATTTCACGATCAAGATACCATGCCGCTTTTTCCAGATCTTGCACGTTATTTTCCTTCTTATCGGCCCTACTGATATATTTAACAGTATTACCGAGATTGAAGTTTAACCCCCATGCCTCAATTACCTTGATTGTTTCGTATGGATTATCAACACCACCATAATAGGATGGGTGATTTACTTGTTCGTCGCTCATTATTTCGCCCCCGCTAAACGCTTCATATCTTCTAATGCGTCTTCGTTTGAGGCGTAAAAGTCTGGCACTTTCTCTAACTTCGGATCACTAGCCATATATATCATTACAGCAGCAGCAGATGTTCCTATTGCCCGCTCAAGGGCTTTACCGCCCTCTCCCGCCAACTCAACAACCCATCCGGCGCGGCAATGTGATGTGCCGCAGTGCCAATCCTGCATATCAAGCGCACCCTCTTTTGATGCGGCGGCGTAGACGGTTTTGTGAATGTCTTTAATTTTTACGGGGCATTCACTAAGGTCTGCACCGCGAAGGTTTGCACCGCTAAGGTCTGCATCGCTAAGGTCTGCATTGCTAAGGCCTGCACCGCGAAGGTCTGCATCGCGAAGGTTTGCACATCTAAGGTTTGCACCGCGAAGGTCTGCATTGCTAAGGTCTGCATCGCTAAGGTCTGCATTGCTAAGGTCTGCATCGCTAAGGTCTGCATTGCTAAGGTCTGCATTGCTAAGGTCTGCATCGCTAAGGTCTGCACCGCTAAGGTCTGCACCGCTAAGGTCTGCACCGCTAAGGTCTGCACCGCTAAGGTCTGCA